GGTCCTCTCGGGGCTGGGGGCGGAGCCCCAGGCGTGTAGGGAGTGTTTGGATCAACACCCTTTGGGAATGCAATTCCACTCGGCACGCTTGATGGTGCTGCCGTGCCCGCGTTAGGGGTGCCGGTAGAACCACCAATCCTCCAGGCCGATAATTCATCGGCCCGCAGGTCAATCGCCTTCCGCTGACGTCCCTCCGCAATCAACGCCAGTCCCTGTTTTGGATCAATGGGCAGCAACTTGGTACCCGCCGCGATCAAACTATCCGCGTCCCCACTCTTTAGATCAGAGAGGCTTTGCCTCGTCTCGTCCCGCCGCTGGCGCTCCAGGGCCCCGGGCACGAGTTGGCCGAGCCAATCGAAGCTCTGATTAAAGTTGATCCCGGCCATAGAACTCTCCCTAGAGGCTCTTTAAGAACGAGCTACCCGTCCCCGTTTGCGAGCCAAAGCTCGCAAGTCCACCAATCAGGTTCCACAGATTTTGCGACCCGCCCATCTCGCCCGCGGCAGCCGTATCAAAGGACTTGGCGTAGGTGGGGGCGATCTGGGTCTGTGATGTCGCCCCAATCTGGGTCAGTTGCTTGAGTAGGTCAGCGATGTTCTGACCCCCAGTCTGGGCAATCCCGGACTCGGCCAGTCCACCTCGAGCTGCGAGATCGGCGAGTGAAGTACCCTGGCCCCGAATAATGTCTGCGCCCCGGGCTCCAGTCGTAGACGACAGATCAGCCAGTCGGCTGCCGGTCCCTGTGATGATATTTGCCGCGCCGGTGCCCCCAGTGAGTTCGGCCGCGGATCGTCCTTGGCCCACAGTACCCAGAGCGCTTGACTCGAGTGGGGCATAGAGTCCCTCCCTCCCGGCAAGAGCCGAGCGATACTTGTCGAACTCTTGATTGGCTTGCCCGATACCGAACTTCTGAGCATCGACCAGCTGGTTACCGCTCGCGGCCATGCCAGAGGCACCCGCGTTGCGGAGCAAGCTCTCCAGGCCCTGGTCCAGTGCAAACTGGTAGCCGGGCCCAGCCTGGAACGAACTCTGGGCCCGCGCGGTTCCCTCGGGTCCGTTGAGACCCAGGGCGTCGGCCGAAGCCTGTGAGGCCTGCTGCCCAGCAGCCCCATAGCGCCCTGCGGCAGCTGCAAGGGGGTCGAAGGCACTCGTCGCGCCCTGTACACCACTTCGCAGCGCGTCGAGCGCACCACCCTGGGCCCCGATCAAGTCCGCGCGGCCGGAACCGGCCTGAGAAAGCAGAAACTGAAGGGCCTGCGGACTGAACTGATTAATATCCGTGCGGGCTTGCCCAATGCCACCCTGCACGGCTTGCGTAGCACCCATCTGGCCCGAACGCAGCGCGTCCAGCCCCTGAGCCTGAGTAGCTCCAACACTCCGCATGATGTTGTCAGTGACACCCTGCAGGTATTGCTGTTGCTTCTGCGCACTTTCTTTATAGGGATCACCTGTGAAGATGTCAAACAGGCCCATGATCTATCCTATCCGCCAGGTTATCCCGTCTGAGTAGACGGGCACGAAGTTCGTTCCTCCGCCCACTACGGGCACGCCAAAGGTGGTCACTGTAGCATTAGTGACAAAAGCACGAGCGCCAGCACCAACCCGAGCTGCAGGAGGAAGCCCAGCAACCTCAATAACAGGAGGGGCCGCCAGCTCCGCGAGCCAGGAGTACCAGTCCGGCGTCCATCGTCGCTGGGCATCGACAACCTCTGAGAACGGGTCGAGGGGCTGGGTCATCCCGAGTACGCCCTCTGCTGCACATCAATCACTCCCCCGTTCAAGCCCACATGAACAGGATCACTGACCTCAAGCCTATATCTCACCCCTTGTCCTCTGGACAACCCGCTGTTGAGGATGTATGGATGGGATAGGGTCTTCCCGGGCCCTCCAAGGGAGCGTAAGACTGGCTCTCCCCAGCTTTCACCGCCGTCAAGTGACCACGTGATCGCCACTCGTGGTTCTGCGACCCGGGCGTAATCGCCCACTCCGGAAGTGATGTGGAAGCTTGCCCGCGGTATAACAACACCCAGCGGAAAACCATGCGCGACACCGCTCTCCACCATCCACACCAGGGGGCGGATGCCCTCGAGAAAATACGTCCCGCTGATCGAGTAGAGTTGTCCATCATACTGATCTCCAATCATCCACCTATCAAATACCCTAACGCTCTTAATCCCAGTCCAGCTTGCGCGATTGTACGACCGCCGCTCGTTCCATTCCCCGCTCGTCAGGTTATATTCCCACGTAAAAAAGTCCTTACAGCTCAGCACCCAAATTGCTGATTTCCCGTACATATAGACGAACGCCTCTATAAAGTTTCGTTTTCCTGCCAACACGGCTCGTTGAATGTCTCTGCTAACGTCATCAGTCGATATAGGCTCTGGTGTATAACCATTGAGCTTATACACAATAAAGTCATCCCCAGCAAAAATGAGCTGATTAGCCCAGCCCGCTTCCCAGCCTGCGACCGCGTGAGTCCCCACAATGCCCCGAGCAATCGTGACCTCCCGAGCAAAAGGGAACGGGATTGTGGCTGCGTTGCGGTACACTGCTGTCCACTTATCTCCGAAATAATAAAGTCTCCCACCATAACGGACAACCCTCCGGCCGAAGAGGCCCTGTTCGATGTTAAACGACAGCGAGTTCACCTCAACGCTGTTTAAGTCCGACGCGTAAATAAATCCACTACCGAATGACCAAACGAAATAGCCATCAAAGTCGCATACGCTCGTGGGGGACGCCGGGAGATCAGGATCGGCAAACGCAGTAGGGGGACCGCTGTCGAACAGGTTAAAACATCCAAGTTCGGTGACCACGACATTCTGTTTCGGCGTAGCGTTATTTCGAGCGGTGGTAACGGGCTCGGTTCCAGAGAGGGTACCAAGGTCGGCCACCGAGAAATCACCCGCGAACGCGAGTACCCTTTCATCCAACATCCAAATACAGAGAGATCCAACATCGAGAAATCCCCTAGTATGAATACTCAAAAAGGTCTGGGCCATGCGGGGTAGGCCCGCAGTCCGCCGGTGAATAATCTGCGACGGGGCCCCCACGAGTGTCTTTTCCGCGAAGCCATTGACAAGCCGCCCCGCGGACTCTTGCGGGCGAAGCCCGGGGTTAGACGTGGGTGGGAACACAATACTCGGCATCAGAAGTACTCAGCATCCTGTACGTTATACGTAGGTCCCATCGCATTAACCCGCTTCAACATGGCCTCGTAGTACTGTTTAATTTGGGGGTCGAAGTTCTTGCCCCCTACGGGCGCGCAGATATTGGCCAAGAGGCCCGCGATCGAGTCGAACCACTCACTTGGGATACTCGTATCGTTGACTACGTTGGCTATGTCATCCGCGGCAAGTTGCATGAACAGGGGATCGAGCGCATTTTCCAACTTTACCGCGTAATCAGCCTCCAGCGGTTGCCCGGTCCCGACAATATTCAGTTTGTCCGCCGCCTCGCGGACAAGCTCTTGCCGTGTCTTGGTGGTCTTCATAGTGTCTCCACATCGACACTGAACGACAGTCGGGTGAAGCCCGACGTGGACTCCACGACCAACCGGACTATGTCCCCTGCGAGCACGGATTTATTCCAGCCGGTTAGAACGTTGTCTTGATACTTGATCCCGGCCACAATGGTAGGCTTCGCCGTGGCGCAGATACTGTTGCCCGCATTGGGTGGGTAGTTGGCAAAAGTCGCTTTGCGTAGGTCGAGCACCGCCGACCCTGAGGGGTCTCCAAGCATGGTAACTTGGGTGATTGTACATGACAGTGGCACCACAAAGTCCTGAAACGCGCCCGCAGTAGGCGGAGCGAAGGCCACCACTGCACTTCGCGCGCGCTGGTTAGCCGAAAGCTCGATGCCACCCCCGCCCGTGAAGGCGATGCCACCGCCCACAGTGATAACGCCCGGCGGGCCTTCATCAGGGCCATCTCGACCCGCGAGGGTATTCGGTGGCATATCCTGAAGCGCGCTCAACGGAACGTCCGCAAACGCTTTCACCTCGAAGATATACTTGCCACCGGACTTGGTAATGAGCATCCCATTCCCTGCCAACACCTGGGCAGGAAAGCGAGGAAGGACCCTCGCCCTGATGCTTGGCTGTACAGATGTAAACAGGGCCATGGGAGCAAGCTCCTACTTCAAGGGGATGGGCTTGAAGCCCGTCTTGTTGGTCTGGCTCTCGCCCTCGGGCGGTGGCTCGGGAGGGACAACCGGGTCGGGAGGATTGGGCAGTGTGGCTTCGAGGGTCTTCACGTCACCGTGCTTTACAACAGGGTGTTGTGCACTCTGTTGAGAGGGAGGCTTGACCGTCACGTCTTTCGTGACGTCATAGGTGGGTTGGTCCTCTTTGGCCTCGGGCTCCCAGCCCGAAACCTCGAAGTACTGGTTCCCGTAGGCCCTCTTAAGGATCTCCGGGTTCTCGCACTCCACGGCCTCGCCCTTTTTGAACTTCATTCCCTTGAAGCCTTCGGTCTCTTCTGGGCCGTCGTCGCCGACACCTTTCCACGTAATTGTAGCCATCTTAGATTTCCTCCTATTTGACTGGTTTGTAGTATAGCACCGACACGTAAGCCAACCCCGCTGTTGCCCCGCCTGAGACCGTCACATAGAATTCGGTATCGGAGTCCAACGGTCCGCCACTATCCGCGGCTGGCATCACAATTTGGCTCCCTGCCGTTGTCGCCAGGACGGCCACAAGATTTTCACTATCGACGTCTACCGCGCCGTTGAATGCTGTAACAACTCGTGATGCAATCCCAATGAGGACTGCGCCAACAGGCAGCTTCCCTATAGAGGTCATTACCTCGGCCCCACTCGGAAGGGCTGCGACGCGGCCACAGATAAACTGGGCCATTTCGAAGCCGGTCTCCCGCGCGGAAATCTGCCTGTTGAGCGCTGTCACCATGGACCTAAGGTCCCTTAGGCTAGAGGCTTGATAAACAGCACGCCGCCGACAACATCGCCTGCGGTAGCGCCGCCACTCACGTTGAGCCACACGTCGTATCGACGGCAAGAGGGCCGCCGGTAGTGGTTGCGGGCGCGGCGAACTGACTGCCTGCGGTGACAGTCAGAGCACCCGACAACTCATTCGCCGCCCCGGTCGAAAGACCGATACCAGCAGCGGGAGTACCTCCCGACACTGCGGTTACGACGCGGGAAACGAAGGCCACGATGATCGAGCCAGCAGGAAGCACGCCCATCTTAACTGAGCGATTAGCCACTCCCGCTGCCACGGTCGCACGTGCAGCCAGGTACTGCACCATTTCGTAGCCAGCCTCACGAGCGGGGACCTGGTTATTGAGCGAAGTTACCATTTCTGAGGTCCTCCGTTAGTCTGCAGCCGAGGCGAAGAACCCAGTAGCCACGCCCCACTGCTTGAGCGCGGTACCTTGCATCGGGTGCCTCTTGAACATCTTGGCGATGCCGTAAGCGGCTTCGACGCCGGTGCCAGTGATAAAGCCGTAGTCGTCCTCTTTGCGGAACGTGGGCTTAATCATCTGACCCCATCCGATCACTGCGGCTTGCTGGCCACAGAGGAAGACGGGTTCTACCCGAGCGTTGGTGGTACCTGCGGTGAGCAGGTTCGTCCAGACGTTGGTGACGAACGAGCTGATCTCAGGCACACACCTGACGATCACGCCATCGTACATCTGGTCCCCGTCTTGGAAGATGGGGTTCTTGAGCCCGGCCTGTTCGCGGGGTCGTGCGTCCTTGTTGATGGTCTCCAGGGACAGCTTGAGGTCCCTGAAGGTATTCGTGCCCGCGAAGCACACGAAGTGGTCGTATCCGTCCACAGTGCTGTAGGGACGAATTTTCGGGTCTGCGTTCTGCGCAATACGCTTGAGCAGTGACAGGTTCGTAGCGGTGAACTTGTCCGCAGCAGTGTCCAGCGTGCCGAGTGCGGTAACGTGGTTGGCGTTGAAGTTCAGAGTCGAATTCCCATAGAGAATTCGGTCCGAGTTCTGAGCATTCCACGCATCACGCTGCGCAGCCGACGCGAGGTCGTACTGAATGCCGTTCACCCTCACCCCGCTCGAAGACGCGGGAAGAGTCTCGGTCGGAAGTGCCATCAACGCGGCGATAAGCTCATCGCGCTGAAGCTCTTTGAACCAATCGCTAAGCAACGGCTTCGCGAGGCCAAAGATGTCCGCGGAGTCCTTTTGAGACTCTGCCTTCGTCGTGACCACTGCGTTACGTGCCCACTCAATTCGCAGGCGCATACCGTAGTTGTCGATCTTCTCTTCGTTCCCGACGAGGGTCTCAGTGGCCACGCCCTTACCGCGCAGCTTGGTAACCATCGGGATGTTCATGTCCTCGCCGCCCGCCTTCAATTCGCTGCGAGTGCGAATGATCGCGGTCAGGCCTTCGCCCATGTAGGGCGAGAACATATTCTGCCGATAAGCTTCCCGGTTGATGTCCTGAGTGTACCGGACCAGCTTATTATTATTCTCGATAGTTGTCACGGCCATAGCCGTAACTCCTCTTCATGCTCGATATGGTCGGGTCCGTTTCGGACCCAGCCGTATCGTCTCCTATCCGGGTCGTTCGAACTTGCCCGACGCGTACTCGAATAGGCTCTTATCGCTCAGGTCACCGAGCACCCCAACCCCATTACCTGTGGCAGCGGTGCTCTTAGAGAGCGACGGTGGCAATCTTACTGCGGTAGGTTGAGCGACGGCAGCTCCGCCTCGGACTTTCTCAATCAGACTGGCCGCGAACGCGGGATCGGCCAACCTGGCCGTCAACTGGCTTTCAAACCAGGCTGACGGATCGTCCCCCACAGTCTTAAGTGCCTCATGCCGACGATGCCACTTGACGACCTCGTCATAGCGATTGGGTGAGGTAACGACCTTCTCGTAGTCCGCAACATCGAGGCTCTCGTTGTTCTTGGCCTCGATAAACGCCTTCTCAGCCTCTAGCACTTTGTCTTGCCCGTGCGTCGAATACGCCAGCATTCTACCCATGTGCATCAGCGTTTTGCGGGTTTCTTCCGCGAACGGCTGTAGAGTTTTCATGAGTAGGGCTT